GCGCCCCTGATGTAAGCGAAGCGAAAACGCTTTTTGAAGTGCAACGCACTTCCCTCTGCCAAACCGCTTTTTCAAGGCCGCGTTTGATGCGCCTTTCGCGCAGCGAAAGCCGCATCAAAACCGGCCCTTGGTAATATTACGGAATCTGCGGTCGATTTTTACCCCAACAAGCACAATCCGATACCGATAAAAATCAAATAGAGCCCGAACGGGCTTTTTTTATATGTTTTGTCTGTGCAGCAGGATTTTTGAGTTTCAGCCGGGGTCCGGCACAGTAATAGCCGGACCTTGTCCCATTTTGGGGCAGTTTTCACTATTGCAGCTTAATTGGGGTTTTTCGGAAAATTGGTTATCCACAACTTTTAAGTTGCTGATTAACATAAGGTCTACATTATGGGATATTAGAAATAACTGTTTCGCACTGATTTCTCTGCGAAACTTTTAAAAACTCACGTTTACTTCTTCAGAAGTGCGATTTCTGCATCTGAGTTAACAGACGCCTGTTTTAGTGCAATATCTAGCACCAAGTGAACCAGCTCACTTTCCTGAACTGGCATTTTGTTCATCGCCATCAGTTTTTTATTCACTTCAATTGTCTTTTCGTGAATCAACTTCTGTTCGTCTTTAGTCAGTCTTATGGATGTTGGCATTGTCATTTCTCTTTTTCCTTCCGCCCTGAAGTTTACTTGTGAACATGTTGACATTGATACTGTTGACATGTGAACATGCGCACACATCGAACACATGTGAACATGCTTTCATGTAAACATATATCAGGGCGGCACCTCATGGATATAGAGACAATCAAACAGCTTCAGGCATCTGGCGCAGGTATCGCGCTGATGCTCAAAGAAGTGAACTCACGTGCACTTGGCATTGAATGGCAGCTTGTAGCCATGTGTGAATTCCTCGATGTCCTCGGGAAGAAACCGGTTCCGGCATCTTTCATCATTCAAACCAGCAGAGCGCGCCACACACTCGTTAATCAATGTGAAGTTGCTGGCGTGTCATTCGCTGAAGTCCCTTTGTTAGCTGGCACTGCTCGCGGTCAAAAAGCAGTAGCAAGCCGCCCTGCTCGCGGCCAGTGTCAGCGCTCCTGTACTCTTTGCACTAAGACGGATTTTGATAGTGCCTCTGGCTGTCACAATCCGTCTGTTTTTTCTACTGGTGTCGGTGATTGGGTATGCAACCTGACAACGCCTTTTCAGCGGAGTCAATGATGGTCAATTTTATTCCGATAACCGCACAGCCAGACGCCTTAAAGACCATGACACCTTATGTCGTATCTGTACGTGTTAAGCGCCTATCTCGTTTCAATTTCTTAGTCAGATTCGGTTTTGTTTATCACGACCAAGTCACAGTTCGTCTCACTGGTCCTGATAACGAATGGCTTATTTTCTTTAATACAGGCCACTTGCTTAGCTATTTAGGCCGCAATGGTTTACGCCAAATGGCGGTTGCTTATGATTGATATGGTCTCTATCAGCGTCCCGTTCTTGCGCCGGTACTACACTGAGACCGTCTCAGGTGGTGCGTTTATCGATGACCGGACACTGTTAGAGCGCTTTGGTGTGGATATGTCTGGCTGTGTCTCATGGGATGCTGAACACCAGAAATTCAGCTTCACACAGCTGCACCATAAATTCGAATCGCTTCCAAGCTCGTTTGCTTCCCTCGCCTTTAAAATCATCAACGGCACTGATTTTAAACAAATTCCCTATATCAAAATCGTTGGCAATCCTGCCAAGCTTTTGCAGGGGCATAACGTCTACGGTTCAGACAATCTCGAACTTTGCATCATGGCAGTGGTTCAGGCTTTTGTATTTGGCGACCACAATCTGACTGATTATCTGGACTGGGAACATGCCTGCATTGATTATCTGGACCTGACCTATACCGCGCACGTAGAGAACCAGACACAGGCGCAGCAATGCCTCGACATGATGCGTAATATTAAAGTTGGTCAGACCAAACCTTGGTATGACGAAAAACACCGCACGACAATCTATTTCAATAAAGGCTCAGAGCTTCGCGCCAACAAAGTCTATTTAAAACTCGACGAATTAGATTCACAGATTAACAAGCTCACCCGCAAATATGCGCTTACTAAATATGAGCATTTTCGCCGCCAATTAATCGAAATTACGCGCCCAGAGGTACGCCAGTTCGCTACTGGCGCATTGCGCTTTGAAGTCCGTGTTTATCGTCAGTGGTTAAACAATAACGGCTTGCCTACATCCCTTCGCCTAATCACAGATCCCGAATTACAAAAAACTGAACCAGACATTATCCAGCGGCTTTGGCGCTTGGCATTTAAAGACATATTCAAATCGTTTGAGGGTGCAACTATGAACACCTATGACAAAGAATCAGTGCTGAAATCACTACAAGCTAAATTTTTCCGGGTAACGCCAACCGGGCGCATTACCTACCCCAAAGCCAACCGGCTATATGGTCTTTATCGAAACATCATGACAGACGGTTTCGAACGCACCAAAGCGGGCTACCCTCGCGAAACTTGGCGGCGTCACATGGACGATTTTAACGATGCCGGCCTGAGCCTTGCGCAACTGATGAACTTGACTGGGGACCAGTCGAATGTGGTGCCGTTCATCAAAATGATTAACGTTGATTTCTCGAAGCAACTCCCGGCCGATTATGTCGAGCCGTTATCACTCGCACGTCAATACAACCAAAACCCCGCGCTATTGCGCTTAGTGTCATAAGGAAAAAGCCATGTCACTTTTAAGTATTCCAACCTTTCCCGGCCTTTCGTTAAACGGTGTCTATAAGGGCACTCGCATTCAGCGCGGCAGTCCAGACCAAAACGGAATCATCCGTGAAAAGGTCCTTTGCGGCATTTCATTTGAGAAGGTCGGCCCCTATGGTGCCACTCAGGAAGTAATCGAAGTTGTCATTCCTGAAGCCCTGATTAAGCAAGGCGTACCAGCGAAACTGGCCAAATTTGAAGGGCAGGAAGTTAGCCTTCCGTATTTCGAACAACTCTGGACTGGCAATAAAGGCCCCGGAGTCACTCGCTATTTGTCCGCTGAAATCACACAAGTTTTATAGGACAAAACAAATGGCCATCTGCGCGTTACCCGATTCTTCTGGCGTTTTACATTTGGTCGATGTCCCGACACTTGCCGAATGCACTGGATATGTACTGGTAACGCCAGATGACAAGATTGCGTTCTTAGAACGCATTTTCGACCCAGCGTTTCTAAGTCCCGCCGACTACGAAATGCTGTTCTCTCTGGGCCTCTCAACACCGGTGCTTGCCTATCTGGTGTCGTGGGCCTTTCAAACCGTAATTTCATTCATTTCTAAGGATTGACTATGAAAAAGTCTAACGTTCTGTTGGCCGCAGTAATGGCCGCTCTTTTTGCCGGTAACGCATCAGCTGCGCTGGATATGTCTGGCGTCACTGGTGCTGTCGATGCTGCAACAATCGTTGCTGCTATCTCTGCCATTGCCGCTATCAAGATTCTGCCGGGTGTTGCCAAGTGGGGTTACAACAAAGTCATCGGCTGGTTCAAATAACCGGTCTTTTTTTCGAAAAGGGGCTTCGGCCCCTTTTTGGATCTAGGGGGTTTTATGTTGTGGGGTTTACTGGTTTTGCTTTTAGGGGTGGTGACTGGCTATGGAATCATTGCAGGTTTTAAATCGTCTTAAAGTCGCTGGCCGCTGGTCAGTGTCCAAGCTGTGGCAGCTATGCAAATACGCTGTCACTAATCCAATCGGTTTTATGTGGTCATGCCTAAAGGCTTATCTGGTCGTTTTGGTTTGGGTTCTTATTCTGGCATTTACTTTCGGCGTGCAAGCTCAAGAAACTCTACCTGCAGCGAGGAAAGTCGATGTCACTATTTGTTCCGGCTATGCACCAACCGCACCTATTCCAGAATTTTCGATGCCCGGCGCAACTGTCACAACCGCTCAATGCGCTGAGGAATCCAGAGTTCGTTATGGCGAGGCTCGGTTGGCGAAATATAATGAGGGCCGAACTTGTCCAAGCGTTATTGTTGGGGCTCTCGGCGGTTCCATTCTTGTGCAGGACAAAAACGGCGCTACTTGCCAGTACAATTCTGGCGACGCTAAATACGTTGTGGTAGGTGGTGCTGTTAAGCGTCGTGATGTTTCCTATGAGTGCCCTCCGGATGGCCCGTCATATACGAGTTACACCATTCTTATAACTAGTCCTGAAGGTACAAAACAGTGTCAAAAGCCAGATTCTGGCTGTTGGTCTGGCGCTGATGCACCAGCAGCCCCTTTGATGCAGTTTTCACCGTCCAGCGCTGGTCAAAGCCAGATTTGTGTTGTCGGTGATAATGGGAAGAAATGTCCGTGGAAAGCGAAAGGTAGTAACGGCATTTTTGAGCCTGATGTGGGCAATCCTGATTCCTGTTTGGATCAACCTCCGCCGCCTGATGCGAACCCAGATACTCCTGACGCCTGCACCACTGGCGGAAATGGTATGAAAATTTGCCCTGATGACCCGAATTCTGCTTGTAAACCGTCATCCGGTGCCGGTTCTGTAATGACTTGCAAAGCGGGCTGCGGGTATATCAACGGCAAGTTTTTTTGCACCACTGAACCAGATATTCCAAATTTGCCAGACTTGCCAGATGCTCCCGATGCAAACGACGAAATCCCAGACCCTAACAAAGCAATGGCTGACATGCTGAAAAAGGACTTTAAGGACGTTCAAATAGGTGTTGAATCCCGTCTGGATGGTTTGACGCAGCTGATGGCCAATCAGAATCAGCTTTCTAAACAGGAAATCGACAGTCAGAAAAAGAGCAACGATTTTAGCAACCAGCTACTGAACAGCATCAATCAAAACACGGCTAACACTGTGGCCGAACTTAAAAAGCTGAATGAAGGTGATGGCCAACCCAGTCCGACACCATCTGATAAGGAGATTAATTTAGGAGAGAAAAACGACTGGTCTACCCGTAATTTCGGCACCGTCATTAAAGGTGCTGGCGATACCATCATGCAGCAACCGGTGTTTAATTCTGTCGGTAACTTCTTTACTGCCAGTTTTGGCGGCTCGTGTCCGTCTTGGTCTGTCAATGTTTGGGGGTTTGCAATCGTCATTGATCAGCTTTGCAGTGAGACATTTCAGCAAATATTGCCTGCCGTCCGCGCTGTGATTTTGCTGGTGTTTTCCTTCTTCGCCTTTCGCGTCGCGTTTTTAGATTGAGGTGGTTTATGGCCGTTAAAACTGAAGATAAAAACTGGTTTTTAGATATTTACGACGATTTAAAAGATTTCCTGATAGACATCCTGAAAGAAGTCTTTGAGTTCATTAAAGACATTGCATTAAATGTTTTTGAGCTGTTGCTCGATGGCGTGGTATTTGTTCTTTCATCTATTCCAGTGCCTGATTTTTTGACTACCGGCATTGATACATTGGCTAATGGCCTGCACCCGTCTGTTTTGTGGATGTTGGGGCAAACCGGCTTTGCTCAGGGGCTGGCAATTTTCGGCGCTGGTGTCATGTTCCGCATGACTCGCAAAGTGTTCACCTTGGGGCAATGGTAAATGATAATTTTCCATGAAGGTCTGCCCCGCTCTGGCAAATCCTATGAGGCCACCAAAGAAGCAATAGTACCGGCGCTAATAAAGCGCCGGAAGGTTTTTGCGCGTATCAATGGTATCAATCACGAGAAGTTTGCCGAACTGGCAAATATGACGCTGGAAGAATGCCAGCAGCTGCTAATTCATGTTCCTGAGTCTGATGTCACCCGAATCTATGAGGTCGTTGAAAACGATTCTCTGGTCATCATTGATGAACTTCAGAACTTTTTCCCGAGCGGTCGCCAGAAACTGACCGAAGAAATGACCAAATTCGTCACAGAACACGGTCACAGGGGCTTGGACATCATCTGTATGGGTCAATCGCTGGCAGACTGCCATAACATCTGGAGACGCCGCACACAGCGTAAAATACAGTTTTTGAAGCTGGATATGGTGGGCCGAGCCAAGTCTTACAAATGGACAGCCTATCAGGGCAACATGAAGCCAGACGGCGAAATTGCTTTTACTAAGATTAATTCCGGCGTGAAGAATTACGACGAAAGCTATTTCGGCGCTTACGCCAGTCATCAGGCCGACACGGAAAACAAAGGCAATTTAGAGGATGACCGGTTAAACCTGTTTAAATCTGGGGCTTTTAAATTTGGTATTCCGGCAGCGCTGGCAGTCGGTGCGGTTGCTGTCTGGTATCTGGTCGGGTTCTTTGGTGGTGATCAGCAAGTCGTGAACGTTCAGGAACCGCCGAAAGCTGCTCACACAAATAGCCAGGCGCAAACAAGCGGTGATGAATTACAGGTTTCCAAAAAGAACGGCCCGCCCCCGCGCCCCAAAGACTGGGATTTCATCATGGAAAATTCCGAACGCTACAAGCCGTCGATTACCTACCTGAGCGCATACAATGGTTTTGTAGTGGATGCGCTTATCGTTTGGACTGATGACGCAGACCGCGTTATCGACCAGCTTTACAAGGATGACTTGATAGAACTGGGTTATAAGGTCAGCGCCCATAGCTACGGCCTGAAGATAACCAAGGGCACCTACTCTGCATTGTTCCGCTGGGCACCAAGGCACGATTCGTTTGCCGCAGTGCCTGAACAAACAAAAGAACAATTGGCTGTTAACTGACTGGGGTTATTAGGGGCAGCGCCCCTGATGTAAGCGAAGCGAAAACGCTTTTTGAAGTGCAACGCACTTCCCTCTGCCAAACCGCTTTTTCAAGGCCGCGTTTGATGCGCCTTTCGCGCAGCGAAAGCCGCATCAAAACCGGCCC